TGGATCTGGCCTACTGGACCAGTCATTGGTTGAACACCAAATAATTCGTTCGCAATAACCGTCGGCATTACACGTCTGATTACTGGTAGAATTACTTTGTTTAGTGTTGCGATGTTTCCTGACATAGTTGTGCCGGCAGCTGCTGATTCTGAAAGATAGCTCTTAGTATTCTCAAGAACTGATTCCATTACCACTTTTTTATTGCCGTCTAAACCGTCAGTTAGGGCGCCTTTAGTTACGTCCCAATTTTCAAATAAGTTTGACATGGTATACTCCTTAATTTGTAATGATACCTGCTAATTTTTTAAGGTTTATAATTTCAGCTTCGCTGCTAGTTTCCTGCGTAGTTGCATCTTTATTACCTGTGACCTCAGTCGTCTGAGTCTCATTTAGCTTAGTTTTGTTAGTTGCTGCTGTAGTTACTGATTCATTTAACACTGTTGGCAAGTACTTATTAAATGCTGCCTTCAATTTTGGTGTGTTAACTGATTCAAGTAAGTTAGACATCAATTTACGTTTGTCTTTTGACAAAGGTGCAAGCAATTCAGACATAGCTGTTTCACGAGCGCGACTTTCATTAATCTTAGCAACTTCTTTAGTTGCTTCGACTACTTTAGCCTCTTTATCGTTGATCTCTTTTTGTGATTCCTCTAATTGAGTCTTCACGTCTAAAAGTTCTGTTGAAAGTTTAGAAATATGTGTGCCTTCTGCAAGGTGTGAACCCATGAATTCAGCTGCAAATGTTTCGAAAATTTTGCGACCGAACATGTTTTCTTTAGCGGATTTTATATCCTCTTTAAGCATACCTAGTTCTGTTTTAATTGTAGATTCTACAATTTCAGCTAGTTTGCTTGAAGATTTGTCAATAAAGTCTGCTTTTGCTTTAGCAATCATATCTTTACCTTCTGCGACAAGTTTTACCTTTTGTTCAATAAGGTCTTTCTTGTCTTGGTGGAATTCGTTAAGTTCCGAAGTAAGTTGTTCCATAACGAAATCTTCCAACTGCTCGAAGTTACCTTCTTGTAGTTTTCTGTCTTCGCGTAGTTCTGTAACCTCTTTTTTAAGAGTTTCCATTACAAAACCATCAAGTAGTTCTGCATGTTCTGAAACTTTACGTTTGTACTCTACTTGAGCCTCAACTGCTTTTTGTTTATCAGCTTTGAATTCTTCTAATTCGCCTTTGATAGTTTCTGATAACATGGCATCTAGTGCTTCCACCATTTGCTCTTTATCTGTTTCATAGCGATTAGCGAATTCTTCGCGTAATTCAGTTGTAATCTCTTCACGAGTTTCGTCTAGTTTCTCATTCCATGCTTCTGAAAGTGTTGAACGCACTTCCTCTGATAGGACTTCTGAACTTAGGAGTTGTTCTATTGCATGAGCCATTACTTTCTCCTAATATCTAGTGATTCAATGAACTTCAATACCTCTTCCTGGAGGTATTTTTGTGCTGCATCATCTTCTGTTTTAGCGGCGGCAACGTCTAGTAAAATATTACCTCTTTTGCCGTTCATAATCTGTTCATAAAGTGGATCTGGATACGCATCGGGTGCCGATGGGTTCGCAACTATGTCAACCGTTTGGATTTCAAAGTCACTTACATTTCCACTCTCAGTTACATTACCACTACCACGTGATGATACACCAAGTTTAACGCCATTCTCTAATAGGGTAATACAAATATTTCCCATTGGAGTTGGCAACAATTTTAGTCTTCCATAACCATCACTACCTTGCATCCACATACGTTCAATCATATGTGACACTCGGTCCAAATTAACTTGTAAGTCATCTGGGTGGTCAGCTTCGCCTAATACTGTAAAACCCTCGTCAATTTTACCTTGAACTGAATTAACAGCCTTAGTAATTTCACTGACGGGATAAACACGTTGGTTCTGATTTTGTTTTGCACCTTGTACAAAGATACCTTCCATGAACAGGCTTTTGCCACCTTTGCCGTTATCCACGGCTTCGGTGACCATTTTAGCTTGATCAAATGTAAGGTGTTCTTTTAGCGTAAACATTACTCAGCTTTACCTTTTTGCTCAGCACCATGGCCACGTGACTCAGGTGATAGTTTTGCACCATCGCCTGGGTGTGTTACGCCCATGTCTTTTGCTGTTTTGTCTGATAGACCTTTGTCTGAACCTTTGCTGTCTTTTGTCATGTCAACTGCTTTACCGCCCATGTCATTTTTACCTGCAACTGGTGATGCTTTACCATCATCGCCTGCTGGCATGTCTACTGGGTGCATTGCGCCGTCTTTACCGACTTTTTGTAGATCAGCTGCTTCTTCAAGTTCTTCTGCATTATCGTCTGATTCTGCTTCTTCAGTAACTTCGTCCGCTTCTTCTTCCTTTGCTTCTACAAACGCTTCTTCCATTTCTGGTTCCATTTCTGGTTCCATTTCTGGTTCGTCGCCCATAATCTTGGCAAATTCTGCTTTAAGGTCGTCTAGTGCGTCTTCTACACTAACTAATTTGTCTTCGATGTCTCCATGTTCTTCTTCATGTGCGTCTGTTTCACCGTCCATGTCAAAATCCATTTCGCCTTCTTCTCCGCCTAACTCTTCAGCTGCTTCAAGGTCGTCCATTTCTGGTTCCTCGTCTTCGCCAAAAGCCTCTTCAGCTTCGATTTCTGCTTCATCTGTTTCGATGTCATCTAGGAAGTTATCAGCTTCTTCGCCGCGGATAGCTTCTTCAATTTCTTCTTCTGCTACGCCATCTTCAACGATTTCATCTGCTTCGACGATATCATTCCAGATTTCACGTGCTTTTTCAACGAAAGCCTCATGTAATAGATCTGAAGCTGATGCTTCGTCTCCGTTCACTAAGCTCTCGATTATCTTCGTATAACGATCTCGAGTACTCATTTGTTG